CATGGAGCATGACCTGCTGGAGATGTACGGAGAGAGTGCCGAAGATACGGTTCTGAACCTCTGCAACCGAACTTTGGAGGACATTATTGAGACGCATGGTTGCGTGCCTTCACCTCTGAAGCATGCCACGCTATTGCTCGTTGACAATGCCTACAAGGAACGCAGCCCCATCACGCCGCAGTCATTGAGTGCGGTGCCCTACGCCTTCGACCTCATGCTGAAGCCCTACATGCGGCTGACCACCGACAACAACGTAAACAATAACAACAACGGATATGGCAGACATTGCAATCTTTAGAATTAACTACAAGAGTGACTTCATTCTCACTCTTCAATCGGATGCAGGCTGGATGACACCCTTCTGCATCAAGTTCTGGACGGGTGCACCCAGCCAGGCATACTTCGCCGGCTTCGACGGTACGACCTACACCCACTGCGCACCTGTGGAAGGCGACCCCACAAAGCTCGTTGTGCAGTTCGATGACCACCATCTTCCCATCGGTGACTTGAAGTTCCAGATTGGCTATCACTTCACCGTGGCTGACTTCCCGAATGACACAGAGGACGAGGTACTGAACCAGGCGAACATCACCACCGAGATAGATGGTAAGACGTATCAGGTGATGCTCGACTTCAACGGCGAGACGGCTCCGGAGATTCAGTTTGCGCTGCCTGCCTATACTAACGAGGCCCAGCGTATCGAGAACGAACAACAGCGCATCGAGAACGAACAGCAGCGTATCACCAACGAACAGCAGCGTATCACCAACGAACAGCAGCGTATTGCTGCCGAACAAGGCCGTGTGAGTGCCGAAGAAGGTCGCGTGACGGAGTTCCAGCAGTTGATGCAGCAGGCAGGCACAGCCATTGAGGGTGCCGAGAATGTGAACGCTGAGCTGGACGGCTACGACCTGACCATCACCAACCGCAACGGCCAACAGAAGACGGTCTATACCAAGGGCGTTAGCGGTGGTATGCTATTCCCCGTGATGAACTTCGACCCAGCAACGGGCATCCTCACCATCAGCGGACTCCAGCAGGAGGTGCAGCGCATCAGTTACGACGAGGAGACCGCAGAATTGATTATCAGATTGTAAAACCAATAAAAAGTAAAGATATGGCAAACGAAATTCAAGAACTGAAATTCCAAGTTGGCGAGGCTTGGAAGGGTGTCTATTCTTCCAGCACCGCATACAGTCTGGCTAACGTCGTGCAAGATTCCACCGGGCTGAGCGTCTATCGCTCGCTGAAGAGCGGCAACGTGGGTCATCCCGTCAGCGATGCGTCGTGGTGGTTCCGCATCATCGACATGAGCAGCATCAAGGCCGAGAGCGACCGCATCAAGGCCCTCAACGATGCCATTGCCGAGGATGAAGCCTTGCGCGTGGCAGCCGAAGAACTGCGCCAGCAGAAGGAACAGCAGCGCATAGCAGCCGAGACCCAGCGCGATGAAGCAGAGCAGGCTCGCATCAATACCGAGCAGCAGCGCGTCACCAAAGAAACCCAGCGCGAAGCGAACGAGCAGCAGCGCATCAATGCAGAGCAAGGGCGTGTGAGTGCTGAGTCAGCAAGAGTGCAAGCAGAGCAAGCACGCGTACTGGCCGAAACGCTCCGTGCCAATGCCGAAGACCAGCGTGCTGCCAACGAGCAGAACCGCGTCGCCGCGGAGCAGCAGCGCATCGAGCGTGCAGAGCAAGACCACCAGCGAGCTGAGAGCGATCATGCTGCCTATGTTGATTCTCTTGGTGCCTTCGACATCAGCTCATACCATGCCATAGATGGTGTACTGGCTAAGTATGCCGACCTCGCTGCTGCCCTTGGCACCAACGGTGCAAACATCCCAGATGATCTCCGCAAAGGTGGTATGTCAGTCAAGTTCGTACAGAGTTCTGACAATATGTACGTGCAATACAGATGTATGGCTAATGCTTTCAGTACTACTATTACAGATTGGCAGGGGGTGAATGAGGCTCAAGCTGTAGATGACAATTTGATGACAAGTCGTGGAATTATAAGTTCAGATTGTGACTTTTCCAGATATGGAATCATAAGTGTCTTCAATGTTAAAGATTTTGTAAATGGAGGTCTTAGTAATGGTGTTTTGACAAATCAAAAGTACCGAGTTTCTTCTAATTTAGTAAAATATACAGATAGGTATATACATCTTCAAGTTAAAGAAGGGTTTAAATTTGCTATATATCTTTTTTCTGACCAAAATACATTTAGCAAAGATTTAGGCTGGAAAACTGGTGAGTATTGCATAGCTCCAGGATATTACAAGTTATTGATTGCAAGAGTGTCAGAAAGTACATCCGAAATTGCAGATATACTTGAATTTGTGTCAGCCATAACAATAAAATCAGAAACTTTGATTGGGTTGAATATTCAAAATGGTAATATACCTCTATACTATGAACTTGGAAACGCTACAGCTAATAATGGTGAAGTAGTATATTCGTATTCAGTAAAAAGAGCAAGGTTAGCAGAGGGGTATTATTTGAATCTCACTGCTGGTTATAAGATTGTTTTTACTAATGACGGAAGTTCACATTTCTATTTACTTACAAATCAAGGAGAAGGATGGTCTAGCATAAATCCAACATCTGACGAGATTGTTATAGAGAATACTTGTAAGGTTATAATTGTAGTAGTAGGTACTGACACGCAAACTGATGCTTCATATTTGAGTGGTTTAATTAGCATTATACCGCCGTTTGGTATAAAAAATTGTCAGGAAAGAATAAAGCATTTGGAAGATGAAGTCAGTGACTTAGATAATGAAGTCAGTGACATTGAAAATAAAGTGGTTGAACATATATCAAATGTTAATCTGCTTGATTCGTATAAAATCTCTCCAAGTTCTTCAAGATATGGTTTCAAGTTCCCAGTAATATGTGATACACAGCAAGTTGTATCTGTTTTATCAGGTTTCAAAGTGTCTTGTGTCTTTTCTGATAGTAGTGGTTCTACTATAGTAGATAGTGGTTGGCTTGATAGTGTAGAACTAGATGCTCCGCACTATGCTATTGAATGTACAATTATGTTCAGAACTGACCCAAGTGGAACTACTGATTGGAATACAATCATAGGAGGTATAGAAGATATTGGATTGAATGTGCTTAAAAACAGAGCATTAACAACATTCAAGAATGTATTAATTGATAACGTCGCGTTAGGTAACTTTGTTGCCAAGACTTCATTTAAGAATATTTGTCATCAGGGCTACAGCGACAGTGATATTACTGGTAGAAATATTGCAAAAAATTATATTGCCGCAGCAAATAAAGGCTTCAATTATGGCGAAACTGACATATATTTTTCTTCTGATAATGTGCTAATGTGTTGCCATGATTCATCATTTGAGGATAGTGTTAGTGGTGTTACTATTAATATTGCTGAACATACAGCGGCAGAACTGAAAGGCTACAATTACTATGGCGACCACATCTCTACTCTTGATGAAGTTGTTGCTGCTTGTAAATCTGTCGGAATTGGTTTGGTTCTTGACCACACTGGTTATATTAACTATGACTTTGACAATCGTTTCAATTCTGTCTTTGCAATCATTAAGAAGTATAAGTTTGAAGACTACGTTGAATGGTATGTCAATGAAGAAAGTTTATGGGATTCTTTTACTTCTAAGATTCTTACTTGGTATTCAAAGTCTAAGATTTGTATCTCTGGTACTATGACGATGGAAGGTGCTGGAAGGGCTATAGTTAAGGCAAACTCTCTCGTTAATGAGTATAATTCTATTAGTCTTAATCTTGACCATTCTAAATTCTCTGTCGCAGAAATACAAGAAATCAATGCTCAGCTAAAACCTGGCATCGGTGTTGAATTATGGACTATTAATGCGGTTAATAATTTTAAGGCATACAAGCCTTATATAACAGGAATAACCTCAAATAAAATTAATGAGTATTTCATATAGTTATTGTAAAAACTCAATACATAAGGGACGCATGTTTTCAGGGCCTGCGCCCCTTTGTTTTTTATGCCATCTAAAAAAATATGTATGAAAGTTTTGCGGTTCAAGAATTAATGTCTATCTTTGCACCGCTTAAACTACAATGCGGTACGTCGATGCCGCCATCATAGGTGGCATTTATTGTATCTGCCATATTTATCGAACTAACCCCATTGGGGCAGCAGCGTCGGTCATCCGAATAGGACCCGGTGGCTTCGCATTGTAGGCCATAGCAACGCGCAACGCTGCCCCATATTTATTGCAGATACAGATATGATGACACAAGGATTTTATCAGAGCAATGCGGGAGCAGGCTTCCGCGAGTACCTGGCTTCGAGCATGAGCGATATGTTCTCGCTCGACCTGAGTAGATGCACGTTGATTGAGTGTATCACGAAGATGTGCGAAATCAAGTCACGCTCACACCCGAAAATCAAGCAGAACTACCGTATGCTGGTCAACAAGCTGGAGGACATCGAGCGGCAGTTCGGTTGCACCATTATGCCTGCCATGATTAGCAGCGTGTTCTGGAACCACTTTGTGCCGTTCCTCGCAGACCAGGGACTGAAGTATTCTACCATCGGACATGTGAAGGCCAACTTGATTGCCGTGCTGAACTGGTCGTCGAAGTACGGCGTAAAACTGAATCCAAGTTACTCAGAGGTGGACATCCCGAACTATATCCCCAGCAAGATTTCACTCACGCCTGATGAAATCTCGCACATCTATCATTTCAAGATAGGCAAGGAGCCGACATACAGTTTCCGCTCGAAGAAGGTGCTGAAACTGCGCCGGAACAAGATAGAGACATTGGAACGAGTGCGTGACATGTTCGTGCTGGGTTGCAACCTCGGCCAAAGGTATTCCGACCTGGTGCGCATCAGTCATGAGAACTTTCGCAACGGGCAGTTCTCGATAGTCCAGCAGAAGACGGGCAACAAATGTTTCGTTCCTATCAATAGCCTAAGCATCGACAGCCGTATCACCTTCGCCATCCTGGAGAAGTACAACTACCATGCACCATATACCGGCGACATTAATAACTACAACACGTATCTGCATGAACTGCTTCGTCATATCGGCGAAGACTTCATGGACGAGGTGCACATTGATAACAAGATTAACGGACAGATCACGCGAGAGACAAAGTTGAGATACCAGCTTATATCCTCGCACAGTGCCCGCCGCTCGTTCGCCACCATCAATACCCTGCGGAACATTCCGCGAAACAAGATTCTGCGAGCTACAGGACACAGCAGCGAGAAAGCATTTGTACGATATATCTGCTACGATGAAGAAAATTAAATGAGGTCATCTCCAACACTGGGGATGACCTCTTTTTTTTTGTTGGTAAACCCAAAACCACATAACGCCTGATAGGTAGAAATACCTGTCGGGCTTTTTTTTCGTTTCCGGCAGCAAAAACGAAAAAGAAAATATGGCATACACAAGTGGACTACTGAAGCACCGCGTGACGATCCTGAACAAGCAGGTGGCAGCTGGGTTTGGTGAGACTACCTCTTACCAGCCTGCTGCTACGGTGTGGGCAGATATGACGTGGAACAAGGGTGTGAAGGCACTGCGCGAGGGTGCGCTGGATGCTTACGACACGGTGATGATTCGTATGCGCTACAATACCACCGTCAGCCGCGACTCGCGGCTGGAGCACGACGGTGTGACGTATCAGATACAGAGCCTCCACCGCGACTACCAGGACAACACCATCCAGATAACGGCGACGGAGGTTGTGCAGTAGGCCGCGATTCCGTCGCGAAACCTCGGAGTAAATACGTAACCATTTCGAGGATGTACTCGAAATGGTTGGGGTTGAAAAAGTAAACCCGTAACCACAAAACGCCCGAAAAGAAAAACGAGATAACTATGGATAGAATTTTTGCAAACCTATTCCGCTCAGTGAGGAAGCGCGAGGCCGAGACCCCCGGCGTACCCAGCAGCACCATGCCTGCCGACAATGGCAAGCAGACGGTGCAAGGTGGCGACTATCAGGAGCGCATCGTGTCTGTTCGCGGTCCTGAGCAGGCGTTGGTGGTGGGTGCGGTCTATCGTGCCGTCAACCTCCGTGCCGACACGATGAGCGTCATGCCCGTGCAGTACCGCAAGAAGGACTTCGAGGGCGGCAACTTTGTTCAGGATATGCGCGGACTGGGTAAGCGCATCAACTACCTGTTGCAGCAGGAACCGAACCCCATCATGACCGCTGCCGACCTGTGGCGACTGGTGGAAATCAACCGCCTGTTCTACGGCAACAGCTTTGTGTATATCGAGCGCGACGAGTTCGGCTTTCCATTGCACTTGTGGCTGGTGAAGACGGGCGGCTACAACATCAACACGGGCCGCTATGCCAGCATCGTCTATCTGACCGATCACGGCTACATGACTCTGACCGACGTACCCCGTGAGGACGTGCTGCACTTCGCCAACACCTTCCGCTATCAGAACGGCATCTGGGGCATCCCGACGCTCCAGTATGCCATCGAGACGCTTTCGCTGAACCGCACACTGCGCTCGCAGGCTCTTGAAACGGCTGCAAAGGGAGGACGTGTGAAACTTATTATCGGCGAACAACCACCCGCCAGCGGCTACAGTCCCATCAGCCAAGGTCTGTTCGACCCCAAGCAGATGAACGACTACGCCCAGGAACTTCAGAAGAAGATGTACTCAGGCCATGACATCCTCGCCATCCGAGGGCTTGACAAGGTGCAGAACATATCAATGACGAGTGCCGAGATGCAGATGTTTGAGCAGATGGGTGCCACAAACGACGACGTAAGTAGGTATTTCGGTGTGCCGAGACCACTGCTGATGCTCGACACCAACAGCCACTACAACGACTATCAGAACGCCACGATGGAGTTCCACACGCGAACCATTCTGCCGCAGAAGAACGGCAACGAAAAGGAGATTGCGCGAAAGCTCATCGGCTTCAAAGACTACGGCACCCGAGACATCCACATCTGCGAAGACCCGCTGATGGTGATGGACCCGGAACGCCGCGCGAAGGTGGCACAGCTGAAGATGCAGTCGGGACTCTGCACCGTGAACGAGGCACGCCGCGACTTCGACATGCCTGCCGTGGAGAACGGCGACGAGCCGATGGCAAGTGCCAAACTCATGA